GAAAGACCCCTGAGATCTTTATTCTCAAGGATCTTTTTGCAAGCCTGTCCTTTTTCGGTATCATTGAATTTGCCGTACATATAAACACCATCAGGACGATTCTGAAGTAGCGCATGTCCAAGCACCATTTCAGGGTCATCATGACGATGATTCCAAACAAGAGGAACAGTTACACCATCACAGGCCTTAAATGCATCACGACGAATAGTTCTTCCGTCTGAGCATAAAAGGTCGTTCTTTGTAGCATAGCCACAAAAATCGTAATGTTCACTCATTTTGAATTATTCCTTTCATTCTGTATTGTTTACTTCAGGAGCTTCAGTAGCTGGGGGAGCGTCTTCAGTAGGCATCTCATCATTTCCTTTCGGAAGTGGCGATTCACCAACTTTATTAATGTTCTTATTAATCAACTCGTTAGCTCTTGCAGTATTAACAGGTTTAAGGCCAATCTTTGCTCTGATCTCATTCGAAGACATAACTTCATTCTGAGTAAATGTCTGAGCAATGCTGGCAATATCAGTAACAGTTGTTAACTTAAACGGATCTCTAATGTACATGATCGCCTGATGCTGAGAAAGTGCTGTTCTGGTTAAGAACTTCCTTTCCATCTCTTCTGTAATGGCAGCAAGAATAGGTTCAATTGTACGGTTATAGTAATTGGTCATCTGTGAGTCTGACGCAGTACCGTCAAAGATAGACTGAGTGAGTCCAAGCTGGTTGTATAGCATTGCCGTTAGGTCTTGTGCTTCTTTCCATAAGTTGTTCTCAAGCGGTCTATTAAGCTGTGTAATGTGTTCAGCTGCATCGATGTACGCAATCCCATACTTAGATCCAACCAACTGCATCTCAACCTGTTTACGACGAGCTTCGGCTTGCTGTTGCTTAAGAGGTGACTTAAGTGAATAGGGAAGCTGAATAATCAAATCCATCTTACCTGAAGCATTAGCCTCATTGACAACGTCAAGAGTCCTAAGTGTTCTAATAAGTCTCTGCAAAGTAGAGTTCGGAGAATTCATGATTGAATAGAACGGATTCTCTATGATTGCAGTAGTAGCTTTTGGAACAATTAGCTCTTCTCGTCTGCCAGTTTTCTCGTTATAAACAAGTGTTCTTATATGAGCTGGAAACCATTCAAGAATCTGGCCAACTCGAATCGATTCAATAGAAAAAGAGCCGTCTTCAGGATTAATGTCCGTATCAATCGGAACAAGTGCTATACATCCTTCATCTAGAAGGCTCATAGCAGCATCCTGAAAGAAAGCTCTTCCTGTTTGATCTAAGTTGGCACTGACTTGAAATAGGAAATTTAGATTCCCTTTTGTATCCATGTCTTCTTTATAGTTTCCATCTTTATCTTTCTTAACATGCCTGATGTCAACCTGAGCTACGTCAACAGCAATACGGTTTTCAATCATTGTGATGATGTTACCGTCATTCGTTACGAAGCTTCGTTTTCGATCAGGCCTGTAAGCAGATCCATAAAACTCTCCAGGATATCTCGTGGTGGGATCCCTGGAGGTGAATGCATTCCAGGCATTCTTTAATCTATCTGTTAAATTATATGGCATTTTGAAGTTACCTCAATGCTTTACAGACTCAAGTAATAGGATACGGAGCTTAACGGTATGCCAAGCTTTCTAGCAATCTGTGCATAAGAAAGTCCGCTTGTTCTCATACCTTTTGCTCGATTAGCTACAAATGCAACATTCTTATCGGATTTAAGATTAGACATGCCTTGCTTCTGCTTAATGTTAAGTGTATTCATCCTACTGTCTCTACGAATAGCCTTTGTATTAGAGATAGCGTAAAAATGGAAAGGAATAACGCCTCCAGCATGTAATGCCATGCTGCCAATTGTAATCAATGCGTCTTTAGCACGCGCTTTAATCACTTTAATTTCCTCAGCATTGACATCGTCAATGTTCATCTTGGCTAATGCTTCATTTTCAAGGGCTTTCATCGCTTTAGTCTTTATACTCTTTTCGACTAGCCTCTGAACTTTAGCCTGTTTCTTTGCTAAAGCCTTATCACTGGCACCCATTTCTTTTGCAGCTTCGAGACTTCTTGCATTCTTATCTACTTTTTTCTGAATACGTGTGATCTTCTTATCGTACTTTTTGTTTACTTTTACAGCCTGTTCATCCTTCCAAGAATCAAGCTGTCCTTCATTGACCAAACGAAGTCTCTTTTCTGCCTGACTATGAGCACTTGGAGATAACGGATACGGCGGACCATTCTGCTTTCCCCATTTCTGTCCTTGTATTCCATGATGTGCTAAATAGTACAAATAGTCAGCACTATCGTAAACCAAACCATTATTAGTAATTATTCTCATTTTGAAGTACCTCAATCAAACAAATCTTTGTTAAGCTTATAGGCTATGAATGCATCCATAAGAGCTGACACATTATCTATTTTCTGGTCATGGCGGCGCTTAAGGAGTTTCCTGTTGCCGTTTGTATCTTCAAGAGTGATACAGTTACCCATACAAAACTCCATAAGCTTCTCATCAAACAGAAGGCATCTATCCTCAGCAAGTTTCTTTAATTCGCCAAGAGGTACAGATTCGGTCTTGGCACCCTGAATTACTTTCTCAATTCCAAAGGGTCCATTCTCAGCTTCCCATCTCTGTACGAACTCGCGAGCATTATACGGGTCGAATCCAAATGATCTGATGTCGTAATCAAATGCAAGATAATGCTTCTCAAGATCTTCATAGACTTCATTCATGTCCAGAACAGTGCCTTCAAGAACTATAAGGCTGCCCTCTTCAATGAATTCATCGTATTTAAATCGCATTGCGCCTGGGAGTTTATGCAGAGTATTAGAAGTAATGTAAGAACGAACTTTAACTCCGAACTTCTCGTAAGGAAGCGGGAATAGAAAAGTGAAAGCACAGAAGTCATCACCACGAGAAAGGTCAGCACCCATAGAGCATGGCATCTGCCAATACTCTTTCTTCGGATGACATAGTGTCTCTTCGTAAGTAAAGAAGTACGTATAGCCTTCTGACGGAATACCAAATCTCTTAGCCAGAATATCATTTCTTGCTGACGGATTATGTTCAGCCTTATCAACATCCATCTGATAAGCTTCATAAGAAACTGTCTTACCAATATTAGGATTTGCTTTAACCCACATGTCTGGATTAGCAACTTCCTTCACATCATCAAGCTTGTAGTACCAAATAGATACATGCGGATTCATGTACTTACCTTTAAGAATGTCCATGATCTCCATCTTTACAGTATCGCCAGGTCCATTTCGTACAGTGCCTTCTGAACTTGTAGCTAAGATGAGATAATCAGGATTCTTAGATGCACCCTGCTCAATAGCACCGATAACATCTTCACGAATATCACCGGAAAGCCACTCATCAACTGATGCAACTTTCACTTTTAGACCCTGAAGCTTATCTATGCTCATAGGCCTAATTTCAAGCAGTGATCCAGTAAAGAAATTCTCAATGCCTTTCTTAGTTGAAGCCAAGTGAACTCTATTAGCAGCTGATCCAGTCGTATTGTGAATAGATCCAGCTGTTAAGAATTTGAAATATGGTCCACGTGATCTTATGATACTTGTACGAATTGGGGATAATACTTCTTCTGCCTGCTTCATAGTTGGAGCAGTAGCTATCTGATGTGTGGTAGACGTGTCAACATTTAAATAGTGACTATGAATCGTTGAGCAGTAAGTCGACTTGGAGGCTCCTCGTCCTACGATAAGAATCTGTTTCAAAGTTAATCTCTTCTTAACAGTCTTTCGAACATATCTCCCTGGCTCTCCATTCTTACCTGGCACGTATACAGACTTTTCAACAAAGTAGTACCAGCCAAATATCTCTTCTGCCCAAAGTTTGAAGCTATCGAGGAGGAACATGTCAGATCCATCTGTAAGTGTTAATTCATTCTCACAGTATGAAATGTATCCTTCAACAGCGTTATCATCGTAATAGTAAATAGGGGATCGAATAAGAGCATCAATCCTATTCATCTCCATCTCAATAGTCTCACATACCGGTATTTCGCCGCGTATTACTGCGTCCCGGAACTGGCCGTAATATTTCGGGGTTGCGGTGTTGGAGAGAGACATTAATCCTGCCCAAGCCAGAATGACTTATTGCTGTTGAACAATTCTTTAAGACTTCCACGAGATCCATCCGAATAGATAATCGTATCTCCTACAATTCTAGTGCCTGATCCACTAGACTCATACCAGTTAGCTTTTGCTTCTTTGAACATCTTATATGCATGAGCTTCTCTAGCAGCACCTGTTAATTTTGGCTTAACTAGTTTAACGAAGTCAGATCCATCGTAGTTATCGAATGTCACAGACTTTGCAGTTTTGCGATCTGCTTTCGGACCTGTAAAGATTTTATACCCTGAATCGCTTACTTCGACGCTCTTTGCATAATCGAGTATGCCTTTAAGCTTATCATTCTTTGTGACAAATGATGTCTTAGTTGAACTTGGTTCATTTGTTACATCTCTATAGTCAGACGATCTAGACGGACCTGTATCATTCGTTACATCTCTATAATCGGATGTAGAAGTGTTACTTCTCTTTGTAAAGCTGTCATCCATCTTCGCAGCAAATCTAGCAGCATCTTTGGCACCATAGCCAGCTTCTTTAGCTTTATCATAGATGTCCTTCATCATCTGATTCTTAACAGGATTCGAAAGACCATCAAAACTATCATCCTTCTTTTTCGGAATAATGAACTCTTTGTTCTTGGCGTTTGTCATCGATTCAAGAGCTGTCATTCCACGTTCTCTCGAATCTTTATAAATGTCATTCTGCATCTTATCTGTAAGGTTGGCTCTATTCTGCATCTTAGTCTTGACGTAATTTGCAAGTGCCTGAGTGCCTACAGCCTGCAGTGTATTAAACACTACTTGCCTAGCAGCATCTCTTTTAAGCCTTTCTCTTTCAGATCTGGCTGCAAGTTGCTGTTGTCCAGTTCTCTTACCCATTTCAAGATTAAGGGCATTTTCAGCTCTGTATCTTTCAGTTTTTCTAGCAAGTGCTTCATCACTAAGAAGGGAATTCGGGAACTTCTTAGACATCATAACTTTGTTAGCAGTCCACTTTGCAGCCTTTTTAAAGCCTCTGCCTACAGATCTGACTGCATTAGAGGCACCTTCTGCTAAACTTCTCTTACCGACGTATTTGCCTTCGCCTCGGTAATCTCCAGGATATGGCTGGTATCTACGGACATACCAGTGCATTCCTTTTATGCCATGATGGGCAAGATATTCTCTCTTCGGAATGTATTTCTTAAA